ATGAAAAAGCAAAAGGCGACTTCCTGGAGACCGCCGCCTAGCTTTCCGTGTGAAAAATTCGTTTTATTCCATAAAAGGGGGATCAGTTGAGGGAGGTGGTTCGCATAGGAAGGAAAGCGAAGCCGATTCATTTGCATTTGTTAGAAGGTAATACAAATAGATTAACAAAAGATGAAATTGAGCAACGATTAAAAGCCGAAAAACAGTTACAAGCAAAAAAGGACAAGGTAAAGCCACCAACGTGGTTAGATTCAGTTGCAAAGAAAGAGTTTAGGAGAATTGCTGGTGAATTATTGGAGCTAGACGTAATCACAAACATAGATGTGAATGCATTAGCAACGTATTGTGATGCTTATTCTGACTATGTTGAATGCACCAAAATTATCCGAGAAGAAGGACTGCTTGTTGAATATACCAATAAGGCAGCCGAAACAAATAAAGTTCCACATCCACTACTTACAAAGAAGAAGCAATTACATGAACAAATGAAGGCTTTGGCTGTTGAGTTTGGTCTTACACCCAGTGCAAGAGCGAAAATTGTCATTCCAAATATAAAACAAGGTCCGAAAACAAACGTAGAAAAGGAGTTTGACGTATAACATGATCAGAGAATGGATGTTGGACTACTGTGATGATGTATTAAATGGTGAAGTTGTTGCTTGTCAGAAGCATAAACAAGCTTGTAAGCGATTTTTAAGAGATATTGATCGTGAAGGATCTGAAGATTTTCCATACGTTTTTAAGGAAGAAAAAGCGCTTCGTTTTTTAAAGTGGATGTCTCTTTTTAAACATACAAAAGGAAAGTTAGCAGGTCAGAGAATTGAACCACATTCCATACAAATTTTCGTCTTTAGCAATATTTATGGATGGGTTCATCGTAATACAGGATTAAGGCGATTTAAAAAGGCGTATTGGCAAGTTGGACGTAAAAACGCAAAGTCTCAATCTTTAGCGTGTGTAGGGTCTTATGAAGCAATGGCATTTGGTGAAAATATGTCAGAAGTCTACATTGGAGCTACGAAAACCGAACAAAGTAAAATTGTTTGGAATGAAATTAAAGCTCAAATGAATGGATGTGAGGATTTAAAAGGAAAGTTCAATATTGCGTATGGGAAAATTGAACATCTTAAAACAGATTCTTTTATTTCAGCACTATCAAAAGATGCTGGGAAATCTGGTGATGGACTGAATGTTCAGTGTGGAATTATTGATGAATACCATGCACATCCTACTTCTGAAATTTATGATGTTCTGGTATCAGGTTCGGGTGCTCGTCCAAATCCACTGATGATGATTATAACGACAGCTGGTTTTAATTTGAGTCATCCTTGCTATCGTGTGGAGTATCAATATGTTTCTAAAATTTTGGACCCTAATATCGATATTGAAAACGAAGAATATTTTGTCATGGTTAATGAATTAGATAAAGATGATGAAATTACGAATGTAGAGGTGTGGGAGAAAGCAAATCCAATCCTATGTAGTTATGAAGAAGGTCGCTCTTTCTTAAAAGGAGAACTTCAATCAGCTCTTGATGTGCCTGAGAAAATGCGTAATTATCTTACGAAAAATATGAATAGATGGGTTGATATGAAAGAAAACGGCTACATGGATATGCAAAAATGGAAAGATTGCGAAGAAACGGTGGAATTATCCGAATTAAAAGGGCTGGAATGCACAGTAGGTGTTGATTTATCAGCAAAAATTGACTTAACAAGTATTTCATTTGAGTTTAAAAAGGATGATAAATATATCATAATTAGTCATAGCTTTATGCCGGAAGATACGTTAGCTGAAAAGAGACAAACGGATAAAGTCCCTTATGATCTGTGGGTACAACAAAAATGGATTACAACAACACCTGGTGCGGTAGTTGATTACGAATATATTAAAACACATATTAGAAATATGGAAAAAGATCATAAATTTAAGATTAAAGAAATATGTGCTGATCCATGGAACGCAACGCAATTTATGCAAGATATGGAGGCAGAAGGGTATACCATGATAGAGATACGCCAAGGGATGGCAACCTTATCAGGACCTACAAAGGATTTTCGTGAACAAGTGTATCAAAAGAAGGTTATCCATAACAACAACCCTGTACTGAACTGGGCAACTAGTAATGCTATAACAAAACAGGATGCTAACGAAAATATCATGTTGGACAAGTCGAAAACAACAGAAAGAATTGATCCGATAGCGGCTGTAATTAACTCACATGTTCGCTGTATGCTCAATTCTGGTGAAATGGACTTAAATTCATATATTTTAAGTCAAGATTTCTCATTCTAGGAGGAATCACATGCGATTCTTATTATTCTTTATAAGTATTTTGGAAGATATTCTATTGATTTCAGGGTTATCCATTATTATAGGTACGACTTTTTTTGTTAATCCGATTTATGGATGGTATCTGTTAGGGATTATTCTCACAATGTTGGGGGTGGTAATGATAAGAAGATAGAAAGGAGGTGAAACTTTTGATTTTTCGGCAGTTATTTAGAAATCAGGATACGACAAATTTAAGAAATCCTTCTCCTTGGTTTAAAAGTTTATTTGGATATCAAGCTGCAAGCGGTGAAAAGGTAACAGTTGAATCATCTTTAAGTGTTCCAACGGTCTATCGATGTATTAACATCCTTGCCAATAGTGTTGCAATGCTTCCTTTTCAAACGTTTAAAAAGACAGCAAAGGGAAGAGAACGGGATAAGGCACATCAAGTGTCTTTTGTTCTAGAAAGAAGACCAAATCCCTATCAAAGCCCATTCAAATTCAAGCATTTAATTGAAACACACCGTAATACATGGGGAAATGCCTACATCAATATTCATTGGGGTATGGATGGAAGACCAAAAGAATTATGGGTACTGAATCCAGCTGTTACAACGCCCACTGTAGACCTAAAGACCAATAAACTATGGTATTTTACTAGTTTGCCAGACGGTACGCCTATAAAAATACCTGATGATGACATGATTCATCTTACTACGTTGTCTACTGATGGTTTAAAGGGGAAACCACCTATTCAAATTGCAAGGGAGTCTATAGGTAGCTCACAGGCGGCACAAAAGTTTAAAGGTAAGTTCTTTACAAACGGTGCAGCGCATAGCGGAATATTAAAAACGCAACAAGCACTTGGTAAAGAAGCGAAAGAAGTTCTTCGTGATGCATGGGAAGAGGCAAATACAGGGTTAAATAATGCTCAAAGAATAGCTATTTTAGATGCTGGATTAGAGTTTGAAAAGGTTGGAATGCCTTTGAAAGATGCTCAATTTATCGAAGGTATGAAATTTGATAAAGGTGAGATAGCAAATATCTTTAATATTCCTTTGCACATGATTAATGAGCTAGATCGTGCTACTTTCTCCAATATTGAGCAACAAGCGTTGGATTTTATTCAAAATACATTGAGTCCAATTCTTATTCAATATGAAGAAGAGTTTTCTTATAAATCATTTTCGTTTAATGAACAAAAACGATATTACTTAAAGTTTAATTTAACAAGCTTATTACGTGCTGATTCTAAATCACGAGCAGAATTCTATAAAATTATGTTAGATGCTGGTGCTTTCTCAATCAATAAAGTATTAGAGCTTGAAGATATGGATGGAATCGGGGAATACGGTGACAAACATCGTGTTGATTTAAATCATGTATCTATTGAAATTGCAGACGAATATCAATTAGCCAAAGCTAATGGAGGTGTGCCGCAGAAAGGAGGTGAGGACGATTAAAGATGTGTTTACTATTAAAAACCAAACAGATTCTTCAGCTGATTTATTCATTTATGGTGACATTATAAATAATACTGGATGGAAATGGGATGATTCAGATGTTATGCCTGATGATGTGAAAAATATTCTAGGCCAGTTGGATGATAAGAGTAACTTAAATATCTATGTAAATAGCGGTGGGGGATCTGTATTTGCTGGCTTAGCTATTTATAACATGTTAAAGCGTAATAAAGCTCAAAAAACTGTCTATGTGGATGGAGTTGCAGCATCTATTGCTTCTGTAATTGCATTAGCTGGCGATTGTGTTGTCGTTCCTTCTAACGCATTCTTAATGATTCATAAACCATGGACTGTTGGTGTAGGGAATGCAAAAGACCTTCGTAAAATGGCAGAGGACTTAGACAATATTGAGTCAGGTATCATGAATGTATACAAAGAAAACTTAAAAGAAGGCATTGAAATTGAAGAAATTCAACAATTAGTAGATGCTGAGACTTGGTTAAGTGGTGAAGAAGCTGAAAAATACTTCAATATTGAAGTTGTGGAAGCAAAAGAAGTTGCCGCTTGTATGAGTGATTACTTTGATAAATATCAAAAAACACCTAATAAAGTAGTTGCAAAAGCTCCTTTTATTCCAAAGAAGGACAATAATGAACAATTGAAAATTCAAAATGCACTAGACCTGTTAGAAATATAGGTCTATTTTTTGTGCCAATACAAGGAGGAAATACCGAATGGATAAACGTGAACAAGAATTACGCCAAAAAGTTGCTGACTTAAAAGCGAAAGCAGAAGAGTTTAATAATAGCGGTAAATATGAAGAGGCAAAGGCAAAAATCGAGGAAGCAAAAAACGTGAAAAATGAATTAGATAATTATTTAGCAATGAAGCAAATTCAAGTTCCTGAGCCTGTAAACTCACAAGCAGGAATATTACCTCCAGCATCAGTTAAAAATGAAGATCCATCATACAAAGACGTATTTATGAAAGCTATTCGCGGTCAAAGTTTAAGTCATGAAGAAGCAAGTGTTATGCAGGAATATAAAGCAGCTTTATCTGAGAATACGGGTAAAGATGGCGGTTATATTGTTCCAGAAGATATTACGACAACTATTAATCAGTTAAAACAAACGATTGATAACTTAGAACAATATGTAAATGTACAACCTGTTTCAACACATAAAGGTGCTCGTACATTAGAAAAGCGCGCGGCATCTACACCTTTTGCGCCATTATCTGAGTACGGTAAACCGAATGCAATGCAAGAAATTGCTTCTCCTGAATTTGATCGTTTATCTTATGCCATCGAAGATTATGCGGGATTCTTGCCAGTACCAAATGATTTATTGGATGACACTGATCAAGCTTTAGAAGAATACTTGCGCCAATGGATTGCGAAAAAATCTATTGCTACACGTAACTACTTAATTTTACAAGAACTCAACAAGCTGACAAAGGTGGACTTTAAGGATTATAAAGGTATTAAAACGGCATTAAATGTTACTTTAGACCCAGCTTTTGCAGCGGAAGCTAATATTTTTACCAATCAAGATGGATTTAATTACCTAGATCAACTAGAAGATAAAAATGGTCGTCCGCTTCTTCAACCAGATCCAACAAATCCAACACGTAGTTTGTTGTCAGGAAAACCGGTTATTACTTTGTCCAATAAGACAATTGCCACAGATCAAGATGGGAAAGCACCTTTCATTGTTGGTAATTTAAAAGAAGCTATCATTCTTTGGGATAGAAAACAATTATCTATCGATATGACTACAGAAGGTGGAAACGCTTGGAGAACAAACACTTCTGAATTTCGAGCAATCGAGCGTGAAGATGTTACGCCATGGGATACAGAAGCAGTTGTGTATGGGCAAATTATTGTTACGCCTAAAACAGGAGCTTAATAAGGTAGGGGGTGTCCTTCTTGGTACTAACATTAGAGGAAGCGAAAAAATATCTTCGTGTGGATGGTGATGAGGAGGACGATCTCATTACATCTTTCGTAATAGCAGCGGAAATATATATTAAAAATGCTACAAGTAAAAATGTGGATTTAAAAAGCGAGCTTGCTAAATTAGCAGCCCGTATTCTAATTGCTCATTGGCATGAAAACCGTGAAGCGGTTGGAAAAGCTGAACAATTGGCATTTAGTTTGCAGTCGATATTAGTTCAGTTGCAATATTGTGGTGGTGATTCAAGTGAATCCGGGTAAATTAGATAAACGTCTTATATTTCAAGTGAAAGACGATGAAGCAAAGAGCCCAGACGGTGATCCGATAGAAAGTTATAAAGATTCTTTTACTGTATGGGGTTCTTTTATTTTTTTAAAAGGAAGAAAATACTTTGAAGCAGCCGCAGCTAATAGCGAAATCCAAGGTGAAACGGAAATCCGATATCGCACTGATGTGAATGCTGATATGAAGATTAAGTATAAGAACGTAATGTATGACATTATTTCAGTTATTCCAACTGAAAAACACACCTTATCAATCATGTGGAAGCGTGGTGGAATAAATGGCTGATGGTGTTGATTTTTTAGGCTTTGATCGTTTGATATCTGAATTAGAGCAAATGGGTCTACGTGGGGAAAAGATTGAAGATAAAGCCCTTGCAGCAGGTGGAGAACCTATTCGAAAAGCTATTTCCGAAATAGCGCCAAGAAGTGATAGTCCTAAAAGAGCAACAAAAAGTGAACCGTGGCGTACAGGACAACATTTGGCTGATAATATACGAGTTACAAAAGCTAAAATGGAAGGCGGCATAAAAACTATTAAAATTGGGATAGATAAAGCGGATCGTTCTCCATTCTTTTATGGGAAGTTCTTAGAATGGGGAACGTCTAAAATGCCAGCTCAACCATTTATAGAACCAGGTTTTAATTCTTCAAAAGAAGCGGCAATTCGTGCTATGACAGACATCTTAAAGAATGAAATGAGGCTGAATTTATGATAAATTTACGCCCCGAAATTGTGCAAGCTCTTGAAAATAATCAGGAGCTTGTTTCTTTATTGGGTGGAAAATGTGTTTATTATCGTAAAGCCAAAAACGCTGAAGAGTTTCCGCGAATTACGTTTTTCGAATTAGACAATAGGCCAGATCGTTTTGCAGATAACGAGGAAAGCGAAAGCGAAATTACATTTCAAATCGATATTTGGTCAAAAGGTAGTGCAACAGCGATCCATCAAAAAGTGAATGAAATCATGAAAAGTATTGGTTTCTCACGTTATGCAGTAGCTGATTTGTATGAAGATGATACACAAATTTTTCATTACGCGATGCGATTCGCGAAAGGAGTGGAGTTATAGATGGCTGGAGAAGTTATTAAAATTAGTTCGACTGTCGGTGTAGATAGCCTTGTTTATGCAAAATTATTGAAAGATGATGCAACAGGTGTCGAATATGCCACAGTAAAGGAAATGGAAGGCGCAGTAAAGATTAAAACTTCTAAAAAGGTAGCTTCCGAAATTATGTGGAGTGATAATAAAAAATCGGAAATCGCTGAGTCCGATGGAGAAGTAGAAGTAGAAATTGAGCTTCGTAGTATTTCATTATCAACAAAAGCAGATATTGAAGGGTATCCAGAAGTTAAAGATGGTGTATTAGACGAAAAACGTGAGGGTGAAAAACCATATTTGGCAATTGGATGGCGTTTCTTAAAGGCTAACGGAAAATATCGATATGTTTGGTTGTTAAAAGGGAAACTTTCACAAGAGGAAGAAGAAGGCGAAACTAAAAAGGATAAGCCTAACTTCCAAACTACAAAACTTAAAGGCTCATTTATTGAACGTGATTTTGATGATAGACCAAAATTCACAGCTGATGCTGATGAGCCTACATTTACAAAAGCTGTTGGTGATAACTGGTTCAAAAAGGTATATGAAAAAACAGCAACACCACCAGCAGGAAAGTAAGAGGGGGCAAAAGCTCTCTCTTTTTTATTTACTAAGGAGGAATACCTATGAAACTAACATTAATAATCAATAAAGAAAAGAAAACTTTTAATTTACCGGAGTTCATTCCGGCTCGTTTGATTCGTCAAGCACCTGAACTTGCTGATATTCCAAACAATCCTGGACCTGAGGATATGGATAAAATGGTTCAATATGTAGTAAAAGTTTACGGAGAACAATTTACATTGGACCAATATTGGGATGGTGTGGATGCTCGTAAATTCTTATCGACAACTTCAGACGTAATTAATGCAATTATTAATGCAACTGTGGAAGCGGCTGGTGGTACACCAGGAACTGGGGAAGAAACAAACCCAAACGCGTAGAGGGAGGGGGGCTAACGTTCAGTGAGTTTATGGACGAGCTCTACCTCTCTTTATTACGTCAGGGATATAAACATCATCATATCGATAATGAAATGGATATTTGGCATTATTTAAGACTGAACCAAAAGTATCGTGAACAAGATCCTTCAAATAGTGGAAATCAGAATTCAAATGAAATTGAAGTTCCAGCAGAAAACATTATCTAACAAGGGGGAAGATGATGGCAAATGAAATGAATAATTTAGTCGTTAGGCTGTCCCTTGATAATGTGAATTTTCGTCAAGGTATAGCCAATTCAGGACGTGCCGTAAGGACATTGCAGAATGAATTGAAATCAATCAGTACTGGTATGGGTGGCTTCGCTAACGCTAGTGATCAAACGCGTGCTAAAACAGATGCACTTAACAGACTGATTGAAGCGCAAAAAGAAAAAGTTAAGGCATTACGACAAGCTTATGATCAAAATAAAGCAAAATTAGGTGAAAATGACGCAGCAACCCAGCGATATGCTTCGCAAGTTAATAAAGCAGTTGCTGATTTAAATAGATTTGAAAATGAATTAAAGCAAGTAAACCGTCAAGCTGAACAAAAAGGGATAGATAAGTTAAATAACTCTTTAAAATCCCTACAGGCTGAATTCCAGTCCATTACAACAGGCATGGGCGGTTTTTCTAATGCAACGGAGCAAACGCGAGCGAAAGTAGACGTTCTGTCTCGTATGGTAGATAAGCAAAAAGAGAAAATCAGGGAACTTCAACAAGCTTATAATCGCGCAAAAACAGAAGAAGGTGAAGCGAGTCAATCCGCACAACGATACGCAGAACAAATTCATCGTGCAACAGCTGAACTGAATCGATTTGAAACTGAATTACAGCAATCAAATCGAGAATTAGAGCAACAAGGTAATCGTCTATTGAACTTCGGTAATCGCATGGAAAGCTTAGGTAATCATTTGCAAAATGCCGGAATGCAAATTGGTATGGTATTTGGTGGTATGACTTATGCAATTGGTCGAGGTCTAAAATCAGCTGTGGAAGAATCTATGAACTTCGAACAGCAGATGGCTAACATAAAAGCTGTATCAGGTGCGACTGGACAAGAAATGAGTAAACTCTCTGAATTAGCTGTTAAATATGGGGAAGATACAAAATATTCTTCTGTTGAAGCTGGAAAAGGGATTGAAGAATTAATAAAAGCTGGCGTTAGTTTAAAGGACATTATCAATGGTGGATTAGAAGGAGCATTAAACTTAGCGGCCGCAGGAGAATTAGAGTTAGGCGAAGCAGCTGAAATTGCTTCAACCGCCTTAAATGCATTTAAAAAGGATGGCTTAAGTGTTACAGATGCCGCTAACTTACTTGCAGGAGCCGCTAACGCTTCAGCCACTGATGTACACGAATTAAAATATGGTCTGTCAGCTTCCGCAGCAGTTGCTGCTGGGGCAGGTATGACATTTAAAGATACATCAACAGCCTTAGCAGTTTTTGCACAGAATGGGTTAAAAGGTTCAGATGCAGGTACGTCTTTAAAAACAATGCTTATGAGATTAAATCCATCTACTAAAGAAGCGTATAACAAGATGGCGGATTTAGGTCTTATCACTTATAATGCGCAGGCTGGATTTGACTTCTTGGTTAAAAACGGAATCACGCCAGCATCTAGAAGTGTAGGAGATATTGAAGTTGCATTAGAGAGTTATGTAATGAAAACGGAAGGCGTAAAGAAATGGAATGATAAATGTGATACTACATTTCGTGAATTAGCAACTAGTTCGGCTTTCTTATCTTCTAAATTTTACGATCAAGAAGGGCACATCCAAAGTTTAGAAAATATATCTGGAATTCTCCACGAATCCATGAAAGGTTTAACAGACCAGCAACGAAGTATGGCTTTAGAAACATTATTCGGATCAGACGCAGTTCGTGGTGCAACGATTCTGTTTAATGAAGGATCACAAGGTGTAAATAAAATGTATACCGAGATGTCCAAAGTTACTGCTTTAGAGACCGCTAATACGAAAATGAACACTTTGAAAGGTCGTATGGAACAATTAAGTGGAGCGTTTGACACAATGAAAAAAACAATTGGTGATGCACTCGCTCCTGTGGTTAGTGCTTTTGTCGCTGGGTTGCAGAAACTTGTGGATGGTTTCAATGCACTGCCTGGGCCAATACAAAAGGCAATCGCAATTACAGGTGGTATTGTTCTTGCTTTAACGGCTATTGCAACGGTTATTGGAGTAGTTCTAGCAGCAGTTGGAATAGTGGTTTCAGGGATTGGCGCTTTAGGGGTTGCATTAGGGACTTTAGCAACATCTTTAGGGATAGCAGGTGGAGTCGCAGGTTTGTTGGCTGCAGCGTTGGGACCAGTAGCAATTGCTTTAGGTGTAGTAGCAGCCGCTGTTGGTGTTGGGGTATTAGCATATAAAGGATATCAAAAAGCAACAGAGGACAGTATAGCTTCGGTAGATCGTTTTGCTACAAATACAGAAGGGAAAATAAGTTCTTCCACAAAGAAAGTTCTTGGTGAGTATTTCAAGTTGTCTGATGGTATTAGACAAAAGTTAACTGAAATTAGATTGAACCATGAAGTGATAACAGAGGAGCAGTCACAGAAGTTAATAGGTCAATATGACAAGTTAGCTAATACAATCATTGAAAAAACGAATGCAAGGCAGCAAAAAGAAATTGAAGGACTTAAAAAATTCTTTGCGGATTCATATGTATTGACCGCTGAAGAAGAGAACAAACGAATCGAACAGTTAAATCAACATTATGAACAAGAAAAGCTAAAAACACAGGAAAAGGAAAATAAAATTAAAGAAATTTTACAAACAGCAGCTAGAGAGAACAGAGAATTGACGACCTCCGAACGCATCTCTTTACAAGCATTGCAGGATGAAATGGACAGAGTTGCTGTAGAGCATATGTCTAAAAATCAAATGGAACAAAAAGTTATTCTTGAAAATATGCGCGTACAGGCTAGTGAGATTTCAGCTAGACAGGCAGCAGAAGTTGTAGAGAATAGCGCTAAAGCAAGGGATAAAGTTATTGAAGATGCGAAAAAGACCCGTGATGAAAAAATTGCAGAGGCGATTCGTCAACGTGATGAAAATAAAACCATTACAGCAGATGAAGCGAATGCAATCATTGCGGAGGCGAAACGTCAGTATGACAGTACAGTGTCTACAGCTAAAGACAAACATAAAGAAATTGTAGATGAAGCTAAATCACAAGCTGGTGAACATGTGAATCAAGTAGATTGGGAAACTGGTCAAGTAAAGTCGAAATATCAGGTTATGAAAGATGATGTTGTTCGAAAAATGAAAGAAATGTGGTCAGATGTTACCAATAAATATGAGGACATGAAAAACTCGGCAAGTAGTAAGGTAGAAGAAATAAAAAATACAGTTTCAAGGAAATTTGAAGAAAAGAAAAAAGCTGTTACAGATAAAATGTCAGAAATAAAACGAGACATTGAAGATAAGTGGAATACAGTTGAAAAATTTTTCAAATCTATAAATTTACGTTCAATTGGTAAATCAATTATAGAAGGCCTTGAAAAAGGGTTAGATGATGCTACAGGCGGCTTATATAGTAAGGCGAAAAACATAGCTGGAGAGATTAAAAATACGGTTGCGGGAGCATTAGATATAAACAGTCCATCAAAAGTTATGATTCCTTTAGGAAGTGCTGTTCCAGAAGGTCTTGGGGTTGGTATAGATAAAGGACAAGTATTTGTTGTAGATGCTGCGAAACGAGTTGTAGGTGCCTTGAATTATCAAATGAGCAACATCGGATCTGCATTTTCAGGTATGGCATCCGATGGCTTACGTAAAATTTCTGAAAGTGATTTGTTCCAATTTAATGGTGACGATCCACTATCGAAGTACTTTAATGCGATTTTCATGGATGGTGATTGGCGAAATGATTGGATTACACATATCCCTGAAAACATACGTGATACGGTTAGAAGTATAGGAGCGCAGCTCGAGAGATTTCAAGGGCTTTCTAAAGCGGACGTTAAAAGTTTCACAGGCTGGAAAGAAGTTTTATCAGATAATCCAGGAGAAGTTTGGTATAGACCGTTAGAAACACCTGAGCAACGTAGTTATGCAAATCAAATTGAAAAAGAACTAAATCTCACTTTGAATATGACCAATGTTTTAGATGGGAAAGAGTTAGCAAATGGAAGTTACACTTATACTACAAAGCTTCAAGATCGTGAACAAAAAAGAAGAGCGGAATTTTAAGGGTGGTGAACATGTTGGGGAAACTCAGTTTTACTTTTAATAAGATTAGAAAAGATTATGTTCAAATGCTAGTTGGAAGAAAACGCCCTTCCTGGGCTCCAGTTAAAAGGAATTTAGTAAGAGTCCCTCATCATGCAGGGGCTCTTTTTCTTAATACAGAAACGGAGGAACGTCGTATTGATGTTCCTCTTGTCATTAAAGCGAAAAAAGATATGGCCGATTTACAAAAGGTAAAAGAAGATTTAGCGGATTGGCTTTATACAGAGCAACCTGCTGAACTTGTTTTTGATGATGAATTAGATAGGACTTATCTAGCATTAATTGATGGTTCTGTTGACTTGGATGAAATAATTAATAGAGGTAAAGGCGTTATTACTTTTGTTTGTCCAATGCCATATAAATTAGGAAAACAAAATACTCACACGTTCTCTCAAAAAGGTGATACTGAAGTTACAACTTCTTTTATTAATCAAGGGAATATAGAAGCACCTCCAATTATTGAAATTGAAGCACAGAAACCAAGTACATTTTTAGATGTGTGGTTTGGTGAGTCTCCTTATAATCGTGATTACTTCAGAATCGGTTATCCTTTAAAAACAGAGCAACTACCTGTTGAAAGAAATCAAAGGCTTATATGGGATGAAATGGCTACTACTGTTGGTTGGAGTAAAGTCAGTTCAATGGAAGATGGTGATCCGGTTGGTGAAATGAAGTCAGATAAATACCAATTCTTTTGTTCTGATTTTGGTACCAGTACAAGCAAAGGATGGCATGGTGCAGCTGTTAAAAAAAACATACCTGGGGGTTCAGTACAAGATTTTATTATGCAAGCTTATGTTACATGTAAGAGTAAAAAGATTAATGAAATGGGCCGAGTTGAGATAGCGATACTTGATGAAAATAGCAAGGTTCTTTCAAAAATTGCTATGAACGACCTCTTTTGGCAAGCTGAACAAAATTTCGGAACGATGGTTATTGGATATGATAACAAGCCAGGGAAAACAGGGCTGATTTATGAGAGTGGTGATTATCCGAATACATGGAATCAGTATTTTGGTCGATTGTGGATAGCTAGAACAGGAAATGTATGGGAAGCTTATATTTCAAAATTCTTACCAGGAACAGAGAAAGATGATTCAGAACGTTTTGCGCGGTGGACAGATGAAAATAACTACCATATGGAAAAAGCTGCACAAATTCAGATTAGTATTATGCAATGGCAAGATGTTCCGCCCGTAGAAGCGATGTCAGTTAGTGATTTAAAGTTTTGGAAAGTAAATTTAAATACCAAAAACGATCCGCCTTACATTTTTGATGCAAGAGACAAAATTATTATTGATACAGAAAAAAGTCTTGTAACAATTAACGGTAAGAATGCAATTAATTTAAAAGACATTTTTAGTAATTTCCCAACTGTAATACGTGGCGAAAATTTAATCGAAATAATGCCACCAGATGTTAAAGCGACCATTAGTTATAGGGAGAGATATAGATGAGAACACCAAGCGGCATTTTGCATGTTGTGGATTTTAAAACAGATCAAATCGTTGCAGCTATTCAGCCACAGGACTATTGGGATGATAAAAGGCATTGGGAAATCAAAAACAATGTTGATATGTTGGATTTTACTGTTTTTGATGGAACAACTCATTCGGCTACTTTACAACAACAAAATCTTGTTTTAAAAGAAGTTCGCGACGGAAGAATTGTACCATATGTTATTACAGAAGCTGAGAAGAATTCGGATAAACGGTCCATTACCACATATGCTTCAGGAGCTTGGGTTCAAATCGCTAAGTCAGGAATTATAAAACCACAACGAATAGAAGGTAAAACGGTAAACGAATTTATTGATATGGCCTTAGTAGGAATGAAATGGAAACGTGGGAAAACGGATTATGCAGGATTCCACACTATGACCATTGATGAATTTATTAATCCCCTAACTTTTTTAAAGAAAATAGCTTCTTTATTCAAATTAGAAATTCAGTACCGTGTTCAGATTCAAGGATCACAAATAATTGGATGGTATGTTGATATGATTCAAAGACGTGGTCGAGACACAGGGAAAGAAATAGAGCTCGGGAAAGATTTAATAGGTGTTACACGTATTGAACATTCAAGAGATATTTGTACAGCACTAGTTGGATTTGTGAAAGGTGAAGGCGACAATGTAATTACCATCGAAAGTATCAACAAGGGACTTCCGTATATTGTTGATAATGATGCATTTCAACGATGGAATGAACGTGGTAAACATAAATTTGGTTTTTATACACCAGAAACAGAAGAATTAGACATGGCTCCAAAACGTTTAATGACGTTAATGGAAATAGAATTAAAAAAACGTGTCAATTCTTCAGTTTCTTACGAAGTAGAAGCACAATCGATCGGACGTATTTTCGGACTAGCACATGAACTAATTAACGAGGGTGATACTATCCGAATCAAAGATACAGGGTTCACGCCTAAGTTATACCTTGAAGCGCGTGTAATTGCCGGTGATGAATCTTTTACGGATCCTACGCAAGATAAATATGTGTTTGGTGATTATCGCGAAATTACTGATCCAAACGAAGAATTACGAAAAATTTACAACCGAATCTTAGGGTCATTAGGCAATAAACAAGAACTGATAGATCAGTTGGACAAATTAGTGGAAGATGCAAATGAAACAGCTAGTAATGCTAAGAAAGAATCCGAAGCAGCGAAAACACTGGCTGAAAAGGTTCAAGAGAATCTTAAAAATAACACGGTAGACATCATTGAAGCTAAGAATCCGCCAACAACAGGACTTAAACCTTATAAAACACTTTGGCGTGATATTAGCAATGGAAAGCCTGGTATTTTGAAAATATGGACAGGAACAGCTTGGGAATCTGTTGTTCCTGATCCAGAAACTATCAAGAAAGAAACAATAGCGCAGGTTAATAAGGAGATCGAATCTACAAAAACAGAATTAAACATAAAGGTTCAAGAAGCACAAAATCAAGCTACAGGACAATTCAACGAAGTACAGGAAGGGTTACAAGGTGTCAGTCGTACAGTTTCTAATATCGAAAATAAACAAGGTGAAATCGATAAAAAAGTAACTCAGTTTGAACAAGATTCTAATGGATTTAAAACTTCTATTGAATCGTTAACAAAAAAAGATACTGATATCAGCAATAAATTAAATACAGTCGAACAAACTGTAGAAGGTACAAAGAAAACTATTTCTGATGTGCAGCAAACAACAAGTGACCTAAAGAAAACAACTACTGAAATAGAAGAAAAAGCTGGGAAAATCGGCGAGAAGTTAACGAGTGTAGAAACAAAGGTTAATAGTGATAAAGCTGGTGGACGTAACCTTTTATTAAAATCAAATGTTAAATATGAAAAAACAGACTATCTAATCAATCAATATTATCTAACTGAAAATTTTTATGCGGGTGAGGAATATACCTTTGTAATTAAAGGGAGTGTCCCACAAGGGCAGAAATTTGGAATTTGGCAGAATGGCGGGTCTAGCAATGTTGGATATGCAACAAGTGTTTATGCGAATGGAATAACTTATGTAACTTTTAAAGCTGTTGCGGCTACAAGTGGAAATGAACGAAAGTTAAGCTTATATAACTATCCGAGTAGTACTACGAAATCTATTGTGGAATGGGTCGCCTTGTATAAAGAGAATAAGCCACAGGATTGGACAGCACCGCCTGAAGAACAGGTAACAGCGGATGAGTTCACTCAGAAAACAACTGAAATTGCAAAAAGCGTGGATGGAATTAAAGAAACAATTACAAAAGTAGAAAACAATCAAAGTGGATTTGATAAGCGTGTTGCTACTGTAGAAAAAGATGCAACTACCATTAAACAAAATGTCTCTTTAATACAAAATACGCAGACAGAACAAGGAAGACAATTACAAGAGGCGAAAGCTGGTTGGGAAAATACTGCGAAAGCACTTGAAGGGAAAGTTGAGCTTAAACAAGTAGAAGATTATGTTGCTGGGTTTAAGATACCTGAATTGAAGCAAACAGTTGATAAAAATAAACAAGACTTGTTGGGCGAATTAGCTAACAAACTTGCAACTGAGCAATTTAATCAAAAAATGACTTTGATTGATAACCGCTTTACTATCAATGAACAGGGTATCAATGCTTCGGCTAAAAAGACAGAGGTATATACAAAAGAACAAGCAAATGGGCAATTTGCCACATCATCTTATGTAAGAGATATGGAAACCCGTCTTCAGTTAACTGAAAAGGGTGTTAGTATATCAGTAAAAGAAAATGATGTAATTGCAGCATTCAATATGAGTAAAGAAAACATTACTTTGAATGCGAACAGAATTAACTTAGTAGGTTTTATTACAGCAAATCATATCAAAGGAAAAGTTTTAGAAGGAGTAACACTTAAAACGAGTGGAAACAGATTTGTTGAAATAAATAAGCAAGACATGAAGATTTACGATGCAGATACGCCACGCGGTTATATAGGATTTATGGAAACAAATAATGGAAGTATTCAACCTGCATTAGTCCTTGATTCTGATAATAGAAAATACGCTGGTACAGGTTCATTTTATATTTATCAAGTTATGCCGCGGATTAATGGAGTCGATCAACCTTCTCAAGCGTATGCAAAATTTGGGGTTTCTAAAGGAGAAAATGCAGAAGGTACGAATATATGGTCATCATTTATTCAAATGCAGAATGACGGCGGACATTTGTATGCGTATGCAGATGGAAGGTTATATTTTGATAATCTGAATGACATTATTTTTAACTCAGTAGGATGGGCTCCAGGATACGGTAAGTTTATAGTGACGACCACAGAACCGCATTTTTTTACAAATGATAGAGGCGAGTTCTATTTCAAAAGAAAAAATGCGCTTGGGGTTAGATCCATCTATTTTTCAGCTGGTGAGAATGATGATGATTTAAATTTAGCAAATATAAAGATAAGAGCAAGTTATGTGGCTAGTTATGATAACGGACTACAAATAAAGAATGGTATTGGTGGTCAATGGCGAGATATAGAATTAAGAACGCTACGAGCGAATGAAAATGTAAATGCCAATGGTCAAATGTGGGCGAAAGCATTTAATCCTACGTCAGCTAGAAATATGAAAGAGAATATAAAAGACATTCCTTTCTCGGCTCTTGATAAAATCATGAGTTTAGCTATCAAACAGTACAACTTCAAGGACGACATGTATGATCTGTATCAAATGCGTGTGAACAAACCAGAGGACCAAACAGAACCATATACAACAAAAGAAATCGAAACGTATTTCGGTATAATTGCAGATGATACGGATGATATATTTACAGATAAAGAGAAACGAGCCATTAATTTATATAATACTGTTTCGATCTTTATTGCAGCTTTCCAACAGCAGTATCATCAATTGAACGAAGAGTTAACTACTGTTAAAAGTGAGAATAAACACCTAAAAGAGCAGGTTGCAACACTAACAAACGATGTGTCTACATTAACAGAATTAGTACAAAAACTAATAAACGGGAAACCAGAGCAGCCATAAGCTGGTCTTTTTTTATTATCTAAAAAAGGAGAGGAAAAGATGGATCGTATTGATGTATTATTAAAAACCTTTATTGCCACTTTCGGTGGTTTCTGTGGGTATTTTTTGGGAGGATGGGATGCAACATTGAAAGTTCTAGTAATCATGGCAGCTATCGACTATATCACAGG